CGAGGATCAAAGAGCGAATAAACTCCTTTAGCGAGTTTCGACAATGGCCTGCAGGTAAGGAGGCCGACGTCTTCGGTGCATGGTTTGACGATGCTAGGTTGCATTTTGGTGATAATTTGATGTTCATCATGTGTGACATGGAAAAGCATGACCTACGCCAAGGACGCGATTGTCACAAGGCGGTGCACGCGGTGTACCGCTTCAGCGGTGTCCCTCGCCTTCATATTGAGGTGAAACACGCGTTAAGTAAGCCCCACGGGAGGGTCCAAGGCACCAAGACAAAGTTTAAGGCCAATAAAGTGAAGAGAATCTCTGGTGAGGATGTCACTTATTTTGGTAATTCCGCCGCTACTGATATGGCGAGCGACTATGCCTTTGATGAACCAGGACCAGATTCCTACGCAGTCGGATTGAGCGGTGACGACTTGCTATTGGTGGGGGACGCCACTTACTTATCAGACAAATTGAGGACGTTGGGAGAGCGGCAATTAGATTTGGGGTTCAAGTTTAAAACCTTGGCAACGGATGATATCCACCTCGTTGAATTTTGCCAATTACTGCCCTGGCCTACGGACAATGGTACCGTGTGGGGTCCAAAACTGGGACGAACGTTGTATCGTCTCGGTTGGACCACCTCACCCAACACCGACGTCTATGGCACGGCCAAGTCTCTAGAGGCTTCGGTTGCCCACATCCCCATGCTTAACCATTTTGTCGCTGCAATGGTGAAGCTAGCCCCTTTCAGTGAGGAGTTACCGTATGTGAGGAAACTCACACCATCGGTGGCCTATCCAGTTTCTGGTAAGGCTTACGACTTTATCATGGCACGTTACGGCCTGACCATGTCGGAAATCAAGTCATTCGAAGACATGATGGACGAGCTCACATCACTTCCCGTTTTGTGTCCTTTCCCACAGCTGCAAGCTCTGTGTGAAATTGACGGGGAGTAGTACCGCTTTGCGTATCATATTAAGAGAAGCATTATAAGTCATTTAGATGAAATTATCCAGATAAGCAGAAAACGCAACAAAAATAACACAATTACGAAATTTAAAACACATACTACACCTTACATTCGTTTAAGAAGATGGTTAACAAGAGTAAGAAACAAAGGCCACCTGTGCCTCCAAGACCTAAAGGTTACCCTAGCAGAAAACCTAAAGTACCCCCGCGACCTATGGCGAAAGCTCAGCTTGCAGAAGATACTTGTGCTGTTACGGATCCTTTCTGTGGTATGGCTCGTGGTGCAAAGTGGGTTTCCGGCTCTAGTTCCAATACCGTAGGCTTCCAGGTCCGCGGTACTTTTAAGGTGACGTCTGGCGCAGGCGGCGTCGGTGCCGCCGCGTTCTTCCCGTGTACGAACTCCAAGTTTTACACCACCTCGGCTTTGACCGGTACTTCTATGAATACCGCAGCCTTGGGCACCGGCAACACGGCCTTCGATAATGTTCTGGCGAGCATTTCCGAAGCGCGCGTCGTAAGCGCTGGTCTAACTTGGTGGGACATATCACCAGCCACCTCGGCTGGGGGAACCGTCATCATTAACGAATACCCCAATTTCAACTCGATTGAAGCCACGGCCATCACCGTCACCGACCTGTACTCTGGTACAAACTCGACGGCCGTAGACCGGCGTAAAGCTGGTTCTTGGATTTCACGTCCAAGTAATGACACCGCGTATAATTACGCGGTTGTTGGCACAGATGGGGAAGGTGGTGAAAACAACAGGACAGGCGTGATCATTGCCGCAACTGGCGCAGCCACCACATCCTTAATTGAGTGTGAATACTGCATCAATTACGAGTTCACGATCACCGCATTATCTGCCCTGACGCAGATCACATTGCGAAAGGCCGATAAGGTCAATCCGCATGTAGCCCAGGTGGCCACGGTCTTAGACCAGTCCATCCCTTCGTTCTTCGAAGTCGCGGGCAACGCTCTCTACTCCAAGGTAAAACAATTGGCTGTTAAGGCCATGGGAGAATTGGGCGATGCCGCGTTGGCCTACTTACTTTAGATGTATTTTTACAAACCGGCGAAATCTAAATATAACAGAAAATATCAGAAAAGCTGTATTGAGACAGCACCAAAAACAGAACCGAAAACTAAACATGGGACAACTATAGTAAAACGCGCCCTAGACACAGACCAGTCACCTGTGTTGCAACACATCCCGCGAGCTGATTGGACGCTCGTGGCAGCCTGATACGACCAACAACAGGGGTAAATGTTGTTGGATGGCTGTCCCCCG